ATCATTCAGCAGCAACTCGCCCCGGTTCGGGAATTCATGACCTCCATCGAGGGGGTCCGACAACAGCGGACTCAACAGGTGGATGGCACGATCGATTCGGAGATCAAGACGTTCTCTCAGGACAAAACTAACGAATTCTTCCTGGACGTGAAGAACGACATGGCCGACCTCATGCAGATGAGCGCTGAGCGGGGCAAGAGCCTCACGCTCAAGCAGGCGTATGATAAGGCAGTCTCCATGAACGAGGAGGTCCAGTCAGTGATTTCCAAGCGCAAAGCGGAGTCGGTGGCTGCTGCGAAGAAGGCTGGTTCAAGCCTTCCTGCTCGTGGTGCTCCACCGGCTGCCCCGGCTTCCAAGGGAGATGATCTCCGTGGTGATTTGCTCTCAGCATTCGAAACGCTTGCAAATCAGTAGAAACGGTGTTACACTCCTACCCGTCGAAGGAACTAGGACGCTCAGCCCACTTGGGAAGCGGACCTCAAGCTCCGGAGCGGTTCCCACCCATTCCAACTTGAGGTAATCTTAATGGCTTTCGCAAACGTCAATGTTTCGGATATCATGGCAACGACCATCGAGTCGCGTACCGCCAAGATCGCCGACAACGTCACCAAGAACAACGCTGTTCTTTCCCAGCTCTCCAAGCGCGGTCGCATCAAGACCGTCTCGGGCGGCTCCAAGATCTTCCAGGAACTGTCGTTCGCTGAGAACGGCAATGCCGGGTGGTACTCGGGATACGATCTCCTGCCCGTCGCAGCGCAGGACGTCATCTCCGCCGCCGAATACGAGTTCAAGCAGGCTGCGTGCCCGACGGTCATCTCCGGCCTCGACATGCTCAAGAACTCCGGCAAGGAAGCGATCATCGACCTGATGGAAGGTCGTCTGGGCGTCGCCGAAGCGACGATGGCGAACCTGATCTCGGGTGGCATCTACTCGGACGGCACGGGTGCTGGCGGCAAGCAGCTCACGGGTCTGAACGCTGCGGTCCCCGTGACCCCGGCTGGCACGACCTACGGCGGCATCGTCACCAACAACTTCCCGTTCTGGACGAACGCGGTGCAGGACACCACGGCGGCGAACAACACGGCAGCGCTGATTCAGGGCAACTTCAACGCGCTCTGGGCCAAGCTCGTCCGTGGCATGGACCGTCCCGACCTGATCATGGTCGACGCCGGTGTCTGGGCCGTGTACCTCGCCTCGCTGCAGACGAATCAGCGCTTCACGGATCCGTCGAGCGCCGCGCTCGGCTTCCCGTCGCTGAAGTACATGGACGCTGACGTGGTTCTGGACGGTGGCATCGGCGGGTTCTGCCCGACGAACACCGCGTTCTTCCTGAACACGAAGTACCTGCACTATCGTCCGCACAGCGACCGCAACATGAGGGCGCTCAGCCCGAACAAGCGGTACGCGATCAACCAGGACGCGGAAGTGCAGATCCTGGCGTGGGCCGGGAACCTGACCTGCTCGGGTCGGCAGTTCCAGGGTCGTTACGACGGCAACGGCTGATCGGTGGTCCGGGGCCGAGGCCACAAACCTCGGCCCCTGGACTCTTACGAGGGGTACAAGTATGACTGTGAACTATTCGAATGCCGTTGCGACTTCGAGGTTGGAGCAGGTGCGGACTGCGCTCAATGCGAGCGGCGGCGGCAAGCTGAACCTGCAGACCTCTGGCGGCGCGGCGCTCGTCAGCGTCAACCTCGAAACGTCCATCGGTGCGCCTTCGGGTCGCGTGCTGACGGTCATCTCTACCGCCAAAGCGGGAACTGCGACAGGTGCAGGTGCGGCGGCGAAGGCAACGCTGACGAACGGGGCTTCGGTCGTTGTGGCTGATGGCCTGACGGTCGGCACGTCCGCTGCGGATGTCCTGCTCAACGACGTGAACCTGCTCGTGGGTTCGCAAGTGACCATCAACTCGGGAACCATCACGACGCCCTGACATGGCCGCGCCGGAATACAATCCTCCCCCGCCGGGGGCTACGCTGGACACAGCAAATCCGCTGTACCCGCGTATCATCGCGATGTTCATTGTGGACGGCGACGGTGGATTCAAGGAGCTTCGTGGCGGCGGTGCGGTGACTGGGACGCCAAAGTATTCCGACCGTGGGATGTTTTCGTGGGCGGTAGACTTCGACGGGACGTATGGACTCACCATCGCGTTCCCAACGTGGGCGTCGGTTCCAGACCCCTTCGGCAATTGGGCCTTTATGGTCGGTGCCGACGTCGTTTCTATGTCGTCCTATGACTCGGGCGTGTGGGGTATCTGGCCTGACGCGCCAAATGGCATGATGCCGATGGCGATGTCGAGATACGCGAATTACGACAACGTGTTTTCCGTATGGATTCCCGCTCCCCTCAACCGGAACAACATGACCGGCTCGGAGGACATCACGGTAGAACTGATTGGACAGGGCTACCATGTCTTCGGTTTGAATCGTGGTGGCGCAGTTGCAAACGACTATACGCAGATAGAGTACATCTTCGACGACAGCGTGCGGACGCCTCGCGGAAACGGGTCGTCCGCGTATTGGGGAACAGGTGGCGAGGTTGACCTTGCGCTGAACGAGAACCGGCTCCCAGTACCGAACTATCAGATGTACTTCTTCTGGGGCCTCATACTCGATGGGCACGTTGACAAGGCGTTGCAGGATAGCCTCGCGTACGATCCTTGGCAGTTGCTCGTCGCGGGCGACCCGCCAGTGGAATTTGATGGTGGTCTGGCTGGCACCGAGTCCGTGGATACGGCAGCCTTCAGTGGGGCGAAGACGTACTTCGGTTCTATCGGGGCAACGGAGCCGGTGGACACTACAGCATTCAGCGGCACCATGATCCCGTCACTGCTGACGGGCACGATGCCCTCGCTGGAGCGACTGGACGACGCGGCCTTCTTCGGCGACAGCAGCCCTCCGGGTGACTCTCGTGAAGGCGGTCTGGAGGCGACTGAGCCGAGGGACACAGCAGCGTTCAGCGGAGCCAAGACGTACTTCGGTTCTATCGCCGCGTTCGAGTCTGTTGACGCTGCGGCGTTCATGGGCACGATGATTCCAAAGTTTGTGACCGGCACGATGTCGGCGCAGGAGACTTTGGACGCGGCGGCTTTTTCTGACGGAACACAGAGGGATGAAATGGGAAACACGATTGCAATTCGCGATGCGAACTGCGGTATCGGAATCAGCCCGGAAGCCAAGTGGAAAGACGGAGCACCCTCGTGGGGTCGTGGCGGCTCGGACCCGGAACTGGAGTTCCCCATGTCCCTCGGGCATGGACCGAATGACCAGAACTGGTCCAACAACGTGACGACCCGGCAGATGCGGCTCGTGCAGGCCATCAGCGACACACCGCCACAAGCGGACGTGATTCCCGGATGGGCGTCCTACGTCGGCGCTAAGGCTGGAGAGTGGGTCTGGTGCATCAACCGCACAGACAACGTATCAGACAATGACAATCCCCTTGGAAGGGGCGACGCGGTAGCCGTATGAACGAACAGGCTCCTCCTCCGCTTCCCCTTCCGTGGGCCGATCCGCCCGACGAATTCAAGTTCGTCGGGACGGTGGTTCACCCCAAGCAACCCCCGCAGGAAGAGATTCCTGCTGCTACTCAGGAGTAACGACAATGCCCGCATCTCTCCCAGGTTCCGACGCAACCGACAACGCAGCCAACCCCAACAAGGGCGCGACTGTGATGCTCGATCCCGTGAGTGGCCCGAAGGGTTCGCCCCTCGACGCTCGTTCTATCACTGGTTGGACCTTCAACGGTGTGACGGCGAACGGTATGCCGACCTACGGCGCGTCCGCTGGTCCACAGAGCCTCTCCACAGGCGCGCTCTGCACCGGCATCGGGTTCGGCCTCGCCGTCGGACCGAATGGTCTGTCGGATGTGGTCGGCACCGGCACGACCCCCGTGGACAAGGATATCACTGGCAACTTCTCGAGCCAGTACATCCCCGGCACTTCGCTCCCGTCGCTCGCCAATGCAACGGACTCGCGGCTGCTCTACATCGGTGGCGGTCTGTCGAACGTGAGCGGTGTGCCGACTCCGCGTGTCCTTTCGCAGATCTGTGCGGCGGGCGGCGGTCGGTATCTGCCGTCTCCGGTGGCTGGCTCCTCGCGTGACGGAGGCACCAATCAGGGCTTCGGTATGAAGAACGTGATTGCGGCGGCTGACATCGCGTTCGGCGCCGCCATCCAGACGGGCTTCATCAACCGCAGCTCGAAGCAGAACGACGTTACCGGAGAAGAGGACCAGCTCACTCTGCTCGCTCTTCGGTCGCAGTTCGGCTCCGCGACGGCAGCGGCTCCGGTCCCCGCTGCCCCGTAAGCGACTGCCATGAGCAGCATCTTTCAGGGGTTGCTCAGTGCGACGGGTCGGCTCAAAACAGGAGCCGGCCCGATCGCATCCTATTTCCGCTCGCTGCCGCTGAACGCAGCGGGTGAAGTGGTTGCAGGCAACGACCCGATCACCTACTTCTGTCAGGGTATCCCCCGCAACGCTGCAAATGAGATTGTCGGCATCCTTGCAGCGCAGCCGACTGACTACGGTCCCGGTGCTCTGCCTCAAGGTCCTAACGGTGAGATTGTCGGTGGTGGCACTGTTCCAGCGATAGCCTTCTATCATCAGGGCATCCCCTACGACTCAGCCGGGCGCTTCTGCGGTACGTCAACGCCAGCCGAGACAGTAGTCTCCGCTAATCTGACGATCACGCCCAACGTCATCTCAGCATCGAGCGACGGCTTCCGCTCCTCGCCTGCGGTCGGTACGCTCGTGCCTGCAACCTTCGGCGGCGGTACGATAGTTCTCGTGCAGGCGGTCAACGACGACGCCATTCGCATCCAGAACACCGGCAGCGTGCAGTTCCCCGGCATCCGCGGAAACCTCACGATGCAGTACGGACCCTACGTTGGTTCTAATCGTATCCTCCTCGGGTGGAATTCCGTGAGCGGTTGGTATGAGTGGAATCAGCCGGGCATCTACAACTACTTCGTGTCGCAGCGCGGTGTCGCTGGCACGTTGCGGCTGTCGGCGGCACCGGCATGACTTTCATTGCTGAAAACTTTGTCAACTCCCCTGCGGACATTGTGGGTGCTCCCCTCAATTTCGTACGCGAGGTCAAGTGCTTTTCAGCAAACAGTTCGGCAGCGTTGCAGACTGCGATCAATGCGTGGCTTGCGACCTTATTTGCCTCTAACGTCCAGTACGTCGTCGGAACGGTCAATCCGTACTCGGCGGCGAACAACGATCACTCAGCCGTGGTGTCTTACGGCTATTTCGCACCATAACTAGGAGAATATCATGCCCGCTGAACCGACAATGGAAGAACTGGCAATGAACGCCACCAACCTCAAGTTCGGTGACGACCGACTCGGGGTACAGTTCTATATGAGGACCGTGGAAGACAAGGAGCGCACTCTGTCCGAGGGACGGAAGTGCTTCAAGGATGTCGAATTCGTTCGCATCTACATACCCGGTGATCGCAATCCGGCTGCGGATCGTAGGGTCCAGCGGGGCGGTAACGAGATCACCGACGACACCCTGCGGTTCCCTCAGCACTACGCTCGGTTTAAGAATCAGGCGGCTCAGCCCGTACACGACGGCACCCCGCTTCACCTCTGGCCGGGCATCAGCGGGTCGCTGGTGGAAGAACTCAAGTTCATCAACATCCACACGGTGGAGCAGTTGGCGGACTTGGCGGACACTTACGTCAGCAAGATTCCTCTCGGGCAGTCACTCAAGCGCAAAGCTGCTGAGTTCGTAACGGCCCTCAAGGATCAGGCTGCCGTCAACAAGCTCCAGATGGCTCTGGACGAACGGGACAGTCGTATCGAAGTTCTGGAGCAGAATCTGGCCGCGCTTATGGAGCAGGTCACTGAACTGAGTTCCAAGAAGGGGAAGTAAATGGCAAACGTCGCTCGCTGGATCACTGTTAACGACATTATCAATCGCGCTGCGGTTGAGGTCGGTCTGAATCCGGTGAACGACGTGTTCGCCACCCCCGACCCCAGCTTCCAGTCGATGCGGTATCTGCTCAACTCCTGCGGCCAGGAACTGGTCCAGGAGTTTGACTGGAACATCTCGATCCGCAGGTACTCGTTCGTCACGGCTCCTGGCGACACGGGTGAGTACGACCTGCCCGCCGACTTCAGCTACATGATTGATCAGACCGGCTGGCAGCAGGGAGCTCCCGGTGCGGCCTACCCTCTGCTCGGCCCTGCGACGGCTCAGTGGTGGTCGTTCCTGGAGGCCACCGAACTCCTGAGCATCACCCTCTATGCGTGGTTCCGCATCAAGGAGGGTAAGTTCAACCTGTGGCCGCAGCCCCCGGCTCCTGGGATCCCCATCGCGTTCGAATACGTCTCTCGAGCGTGGGTAAAGGCTGGAGATCAAGCAGACACGTACCGCGACACTATCCAGATTCCTGGCGATATCGTGCTCTACGAGCCGATCATGATCGTTAAGAAGCTGAAGCTGGCGTGGCTCCAGGCGAAGGGTTTCGATACCCAGAAGGCTGAGGACGAGTACATCGCTGCGCTCGAGGCGTGGAAGGGCAAGGACCAGAGCGCACCAGTCTTGAACATCAACGGGACTGGCATCGGGTTCCGCTTCCTCGATAATGTCGTCAACGTTCCGCAAACTGGATTTGGAACATGAGCGTCGGCGGCAACAAAATTCGCGAATTCATCGAGCGGAAGCGCCGGGGGCAGAGGAAGACGCACACTGCGGTTCATCTTGATCCCCCGTTTGGTGGGATCAACGCGGCTACTGCGATGTCGCAGATTCCGCCGGAAGACTGCATCTATTCGTACAACCTCTTTCCTTCGCGCTTCGGTATGCGCTGCCGCCCCGGATACGCGAAGTGGTGTCCTCCGATTCCACTCGGCAACGGCATCAAGACTCTCATCCCCTGTAACGCTTCCGAGCGGGGTGGTTCGCTAGATCGTCTGTTCGCCGTTACGAATGACGGCATCTACGAAATCACGACCCCACAGGCCGCGCCGGTCAAGAGACTTGACTTCACCAATAAGGGAACAGATGCCGGGTGGTGCTCGTGGCATAATTTCACGGACAAGGTGGGACCGCAGTACATCCTGATCTGCGACCTGCTGAACGGGTACTTCACCTACAACGTGGAGACCAACGTGTTCGCGGCAGGCAGCCTCACTGGAGTTGCCGCTGTTGATCTGTGCTTCGTCACGGTCTGGAAGAACCGCGTCTGGTTCGCTCAGCGTAACTCAACTCGCGCGTGGTATATCAAGGCAGTCGGCACCATCAGTGGAGCGGTGGATCCATTTGACTTCGGTTCTAAGTTCAAGTACGGTGGCTTTCTGAAGGGGATTTGGAACTGGACCCAGGATGGTGGAGCAGGCATCGACGACCATCTGGTGGCGATCTCTTCGCAAGGAGATATCGTAGTCTACACTGGCACAGATCCTGCTGTCGCTGCAGAGTTTAACCTTCGCGGTGTCTGGTATCTTGGCGCTACCCCGAGGGGCAGGCGCTTCGTTCTGGAAGAAGGAGGTGATCTACTTGTTCTCACGGCAGAGGGAATGCTCTCCCTCTCGCAGTTGACGGCAGGCCTCCAGGTAGAGGACGAGAGGGTCTTCTACAAGACGCAGAAGATCAATACTCTGTTGCGGGCGACGTTCCGCCAGAGGCAAGATCTGTTTGGGTACGAACTCAACACGTTGGCTCGGTACTCGGCGGTCGTACTGACCACCCCGAGGCTCGTAGGAGAGCGGCCCCTTCAGTGGCTCTACTCCTACGACACGAAGGGTTGGTTCTTCATTCGCGACGCCCCCATCTACACGATTGAGAACTGGGGAACTCGTGTATTCTTTGGGGACGTAGATAACACGGTTTGGGAACTAACGGGTACAGTTGATGCTGTGGAGTACGACGTTCCCAACAGCGGAACCCCCGTGGAATTCTCGATACTCACCTCGTATCAGGGCTACAGCGACCCCGCTACGCTGAAGCGGGTACATCTGCTTCGCCCCTTCTGGATCGGGCAAAGCATACCGCAGTTCGGTATCGAGGCGCGTTACGACTTCCAGACTGAGGAGTCAGGTACGACACCCCCGTTCATCCCCAACCAAGGTTCCTCGTGGGATCTTGCATCCTGGGACGATGCCGTATGGGGAGGCGGGTATCAAGTTCAGCAACTCCCCTATGGTGCGACGGGAATAGGTCACTATATCGCTGTCGTGATGCGAGGCACGTCCTCGGGTGACGCAGCGTTCATGGGAGTCGACGTAATTCTGGACGTCGGAGGGATGTTGTGAAGCCTACCATCCAGTTCCGCGCAGTCGGTCCTGGTGATGTCGAGGAATTCACCCAGTTCACGAACTACTATCCCACTTCACAATTTGGTGGGATAGTTGCTTACAGCAAGAAAGGAACAATGGGGGTCGTGGGCCTCGATTGTTGGACCCCAACTTCAGTGATGGCGCACTGGTACATCAAGCATCCAAGGTGTATAATGCCGCTCTGGAAGGAACTGAATCTTTACCTCGCGCAGTACGGACGCAAGAAGATCATCGGTTCCATCCCAAGCGACAATGTGAGGTGCCTTCGCATGATCTACAGGAAACTGGGATGGGTGCCGGTAGCTCGGATTGTAGACGGATGGAGCGACGGGGTCGACTTGGTCATATCTGAATGTGAGGTAAGGGTCCATGGGTGTCAACAGCAAGTCGCCGCCTGAATTCGCGCAGCGCCAGCCCCCTCCTCAGGGAATGGCTGGCCTCGGTTATGCCGCAGGTCGCCTGATGGGCCGGGGTCAGCCCCAGTCTGGTCAGCCCGAGTCTCCTCAGCCGTCCACGCCTCTGCCTTCGCAGAGAGAAACCCCGCAGGGGATGGCTGGTATGGGAGCGGCGATGGCGATGGCTCTTCGCAAACTTCAGGGTAGGGGGTCCGTGTAATGGGCAAGTCAGCACCCAAGGCACCGAACTACGAGAAGGCTGCTGAGGCTCAGGCCCAGTCCAGCAAAGAAGTCACCGAGCAGCAATCGTGGGCGAACCGCCCCGACCAGTACACTCCGTGGGGTCAGCAGACTTGGCAGAACCAGTCTGTCTGGGACCCGACGACGAATCAGAACATCAACCGCTGGACGCAGAACACGACACTGACCCCGGAGTCGCAGCGTTCGCTCAATGCGGAACTCGGGTTGCAGGCTGGTCGCAGTGAGCTAGGTGCATCGCTCCTGCCCCGCGCCCAGGACGAGTTCGGTCAGTCGATGGACTGGTCAAAGTTCGATCCGATGGGTGCAAGCGTCAAGGGTGGCTCGGGCTACAATAAGCAGGCGGGCGACGCGATCTATCAGCAGTGGGCTGATCGTGCGCTTCCTGAGCAGGATCGGCAGACAGAACAGACCCGCACCCGGCTCTACAATATGGGCCTGAAGGAAGGGGACGACGCCTACGACCAGGAGATGCGGAAGCTTGGCGAGCAGCAGGGCGACGCCATGCGTCAGGCGACTTACCAGTCGACCATCGGCTCTGGGCAGGAAGCCTCCCGTATGCAGGGGCAGGACCTCGCCGCCAGCGGGTTCGATACTCAGCGCCGCCAGCAGCAGATCGCTGAGGAGATGTCCAAGCGAGGCTTCTCGCTCAACGAGATCAACGCCATCATCTCCGGCCAGCAGGTCGCCATGCCGCAGATGCCTGGATTCCAGAATGCGTCGCGGGCCGAAGGTACGCAGAATCTTGCTGCCGCGCAGATGACCGGGCAGGCAGAACTCGATCGGTTCAACGCTCAACAGGCTGCGACGCAGGGCATGATGAGCGGAGTCGGTTCGATGGCTGGTGGCTTCGCTGGCCTCAGCGACCGCAGGCTGAAGAAGGACATCCGCAAGATTGGCGAGTCCAATGGCATCAACATTTACGAGTGGACGTACCTCTGGGGCGAGAAGTCCCGGGGCGTCATGGCTGACGAAGTCCCGCACGCTGTCGCAGGCACCGTGTTCGGGTTCGCAGTGGTCGATTACGCGAGGGTCTGGTAATGGATCAAATGCCCGTTCCCACTTCGGTTGCCAACAACAGTGAAGTGGACTTCAATCTCGAGGACTTGTCCCCGGAAGATCTCCAGAAGCTGGTGGATTTGGGGGTCATCGATGACAATATGCTGGAGAATGCCCGGCAGATGAAGCTGGCTGAGCAACTCCGCTATCAGGCTGCTCCCGAGGGTCGGCAGGCTGGTCGCACTTACGTCGCCGCCAGCCCGCTCGAGCACATCGGTGCTGGCATGGAGAAGTACGCGGCCATGAAGCGTATGAAGGAACTCGAGACGGCTCGGGCCGGGATGGGCCAGCAGCAGACGGCGGGCCGCTCCACCTACTGGGACGTCCTGCGCGGCAAGAAGCGCGGCTGGACCCCGGAGATGCAGACCCCTGACTTCAGTGGTATCCAGCCCCCGCAGGTGGACCTCGGAGAATAGCGATGGTCGATATCTACTCTGCCCTCATTGGCGAACCTCCCACCGACCAGGAGAAGCTCAAGGCTCTGGCGGAGAAGCTTCGTGGCCGGTCCATGATCGGTCAACTCGGGCAGATCACGGGGGACAAAGTTCTCGCTCCTATGGGGGCGGGCATCAGCAAGCAGACCGAGGATCAGGCGGGGCAGATCGGCCAGTGGACTGCCAACATCCGCAACCGGGCGGCGAACGCGCAGCTTGCTCGTGATTCTCAGGCAGCCCGCGCTGCCGAGGGTGCTCTGGATCGCGAATTCACGGGTCAGCAGAATGCTCTGCAGCGTGCGCTCCAACTCGAACTCGAGAAGATGCAGCAGGGTCGGTACGCTTCTGCAGATGCCAAAGCTGAAGCGGCGAATAAGAAAGACCTCGACAAATATGCCGAGCGGTACGGAAAGGAGATTGACAAGGCAGACCTTCCTGCGCTTGAATCGTACATCGGCGATGCTGACGCGATTCTTTCCAAGTATGATGGCAAGTCCATCCCCGGCATCGGCTTCATGGACTTTAAGGCTCGCATGACCCAAGAGGGCAGTGATGCGAGTCAGGCTGTTCAGGCAGTCCAGAATGCGATGCTCAAGGCATTGTCCGGTGCGGCAGTCACCCAGTCCGAAGCTGATCGTCTGGAAAAGCAGATGTTTGGCCCACTCGCTACTGAAGAGAGTTTCCGCAAGGGTTGGGCGTCTTTGAAAAGGGCGACCCAGTCTAGGAGAGAAAACATCGAACGGGCGTACCCCACAGAGGCCCTGGAACTCTACGAGTCCCGTGGAAAGAAGCCCGGAGTCGCTGCGGCCCCGGCTGCGGTAGAGGGTGAAATGTCGTTTGAGGAGTTCAAGCGCCGAAGGGCAGCAGGAGAACTCTAGTGTCTGACGAGCAAGACTACAAGGACTATCAGGACTATCTGGCCTACCAGAAGCGCCAGAAAGCTCTGGTGCAGTCCAAGGCCAACATCGCCGCTGACGAAGCCGCGCAGATTGCTACGTCTGGTATGAGCGGCAAAGAGAAGTTCCTGGCCGGTGCCGGTTCTGGCATGGTAGACGTCGGTCGCAAGGCTGCGAATCTGGCGCTGCCCAAGAGTCTCGAGCCGAAGTGGGCCACAAATGAAGCGATCGCTGAGCAAGGTGCTCGCGACGAGGACTTGCTCAGCACGGGGGCAGGACTCGCAGGAAACATCGTTGGAGGGGCCGTAGCGACTGCGCCCGTTGGAATGGGGGCCGGAGCAGCACTCGGCGCAGGCGCTCGCGGCCTCTCCACGATGACTAATGTCCCACGCCTTGCACGCGCTCTCGAAGCCGCTGGCAAGGTGCAGGGGGTGGGCGGTAGGGTAGCCCAAGGTGCAGCGCAGGGCGGCGTCGAGGGGGCTGTGCTTGCGTCCCCGGACAGCCGTGGGGCGGGTGCAGGAATAGGTGCCGCAATGGGCGGCGGAATTCCCCTCGTCGGTGGAGCACTTGGCAAAGTCGGCAGATTCTTGTCCAAAGATCGCCGTTCGGAGGCCGCAAAAGCTCTACAGGCGAAGTTGGACGATACGGCTGATGAACTCGGATACAAGGGTGCAGATCGCCCGATGCTTCCGGCGTCCCAGGCTCTTGAACCGGGCGTAATGAAGCAAGTGTACGAGGGTTTCGTGGCGAATATGCCGGGTGCCTCGGCAAAGCTTCGTGGACAGTACGATCAAGCGGTCGGTGGCTTCCGCGAAACAGCGTTCAAAGAGGCCCTGCCCGAAAATTCTACTCTTGCGTCAGTCTACCAGCACGGGGACGACTTTCAAGAGTCGTTGGGCTTCCTTAAGAGCGAGTGGGACACTGCGTTTGATGCAGTGAATACTCGTACCATGCGAGTACCTCCTAATTTTTGGCCGCAGAAAGTCAAAGATCAACTCGACCAGTTCGAAATCACGCTCCCTGCGGGGCAGGTG